CACCAATCTTGGCGAAGTCATACATCAGCGACAAAGCAAGTGCCGTTTTACCTTGACCCGGTCTTGCAGCCATTACAATCAAATCGCCATTGTTCCATCCACCCAATACCCGGTCAAGTCCAGCCCAACCCGTTGGTCTTCCCGTGAGCTTATCGCCTCTTTGCACCGCTTCGATAATAGCATCAACGGTCTTGTTGGTAACTTGGGTAATCGTAACCGGATCATTGATGGTTGTGAACTTCGTGTTGTCAACCATTGTCTGAACATTGGTGAGAATCTCTTTTAAGTCCGAAGTCAAATCCAAATTTGTGATATTCTCAATGAATTGTTTCTTCAGGTACTTGTGTTCAAGTGCTGGAAGGTGACTGCTGATGTTTGGAACACCATAAACATTCTGCGTGAGTTTGACGATGGTCACCATCTCCGCACGGCTGAACTTCTTTCCCAAAGTTAGAACATCAATCTCATCGTTGTTAATGTACATCTCCAACATTGATTCAACAATGCGTTTGTTCAGGTTGTCTTCAAACCATTGTGATTTGATTCGTGGCAACATTGCACGAGTTTGGTCGTAGAATAAAAGTTGACCGATTATGTATTCTTCAAGTTCTTGAGTCATAGTCCTGCAAGTTAAATATTTTTCGGTTGATAACTTGTGGAGTAGTCACATTATTTGTAAGATTATTATTTTTCCAAGTACGAACCGCTGCCCTCCAGTTCTTCATCTTGTTTTTACCAACTAACCATCCGTTGGATTCATAATAGTCAAACCACTTTTCGGATACATCATTCATTCCGATTTCCGTCATATAGGTTTTTAACTCTGATAAAGTTGGTTTTTCAAAAACAACTCTTTGTTTCTTTATATCTTTATCACTATCAATACCAATAACAATATCACTATCGGCATTTTTGGTATCATTTGGTATGCCACTTGATGCGGTCGCATCCCATCGCATACGAGCATTGTCAGAATTACGCTTCCTGATTGTTTCGTATTTATCCAAATCACGCTTTAACGCTTGTCGGATTGGTTCAAATGCAATCTTGGTTATCACACTATCACTTTGCGGATTAAGGTCGTTCACATAGCGTAGAATGTGCTTAAACAAATCACCAGCTTGTTCATCGGTTAGTTGCTCAACCGTGTGAATAATATCGCAGTAGATCAAGAATGATTTTTTATCCGTTGCCATTGTTGTTAATGTAAAAAAATCGTTGAACTTTTAATCTTTTTATAATTCTTTGTTTGTGCATTTGATAATTTTCACAAATTTCATCACAAGCTAATTTTAATGATTGGTATTTTTTCCCAGTCGCAACATCAATAACTGGCTTTGATATTGACAATCTGTGAGATTCATTAAGACCAGTATCCCAAGCGTGTTGAACATTTTCTTGTTGTGTCATCCACTCAAGATTATCAACATTGTTATTTAATTTATTTCCATCTTTATGATTTACAGATGATTTATTTTCAGGGTTTGGAATAAATGCTAATGCAACCAAGCGATGCACATAAAATTGCTTAGGTTTATTTAATTTATCAACCAAAATTACTTTTCTATAACCACGACCAACAATGCCTCCGTTCAAAAATTTCTCTCTGAAATACATAAAGCTTTTAACTCTGCCGTAATTACTAACATAGTACCGACCGTTGCATTCCGCTACGATTTTCCATTCTTCTATTTGTGTTCCCATTTTTTTTGCATAAAAAAAGCCTTCGAGATAGAAGGTTTACGGGAACACATCTATCAGGAAGGCAAAAAGTTTTGATTATAGACAAACCCGCATTTGTCAATCACTCTTACAAATATAGCGAATTACTTCGGTTGTTCCAAATTATAGTGTGGCTTCGCTTGGTTGTACAAATGGATGACCTTTGTCATAGAATATCCCATCTTCTTGGAGATCGTCAACCAGGTATATTGGTAGTCATCACGAAGGATGGCAATTGCCCAAATCAATGCGTATCGTTCGCTCATTGCCTGTCTATAAAGTTAGCGTAATAGATGGCATCCGTTTCGTTCTCAAAGGTCGCAAGTAACTCTCCGGCAAAATAAACACGCCATTTGATAATATCATTTATTGATGCTCTTACCACGAGTGCTTTGATTTTTGTCATCGTTTAGTTCTTTTAAGAAGTTTGCTTGTAGTTCCCAAGTTTTCGCACGGTCATTTGCTTCCGCAATCCTTGACCTGATCTCCAGCAGTTCGGTTTCATAATCCCAAATCAAACGATTCTTGTTTGAGATTTTTTCAAGTAGCTCATCTTCTCGTTCAGTTGTTTTGTGCAACTGGAGAAGGGTGATGACAAATAAGATTGCCATTCCGATAATTAAGTAGGTAGTCATACAAATCTAAATTTAGCAATGTTTTGTGACTTGTTGTCGTGGCGTTGAATTTCCACCAAGTTGTGTTTGTCATACTGCCTGAGCATTGTGTACAAATCTTTGACATAGTGATCACGCATAATCTTTTCAAGGACTGGATGCTTTCGCTCAATCCATTGGTTTTTGAATTCTTTCCTCACATCCTCAAGGAATTTCCGAGTGGTTGTGTGAAGTTGGACATTTGGATTTACACACTTTGGTGTTTCCTCAAAGTAACATTGCAAGATGTTCATTGCCTTTTTCAAGATTGCCAAATCGCTTTCCGGCATTTGGTCAAATAATTGTGTTTGATTCATAGTATTTTTTATTTGCTTTTTCCTTTGTAAAATTTGTGTTTGTAGATTGTCTTGGTGTAGGTATCAAATTCGGGGATGTAGTTGTCCCGTTCAAATTCATACGGTGATGCCTCAGGCAAGTTGTCAAAGTCATTGAAGTATTGCTTCAGCTTCCAGTACACAAACATCACCGCAATGGTGATGGGTGTGATTACGATTAAGAATATTAAGTCCATAGTTATGCAATTTCTTCAATGGTGAAAGTTACTGAATCATCATTCTTACTCGCCATCTTTTCGTAAGCGAATGCGTTTGCTTGTTCAAGTGATGCAGCATAGAACTGGATGAAGTACAAATCATTGTCTTCATTGTCTTGGTAAATAACTTTATAGCGTTTCATAGTGATTCAAAACAACACAATAACTTTCACAAATGAAAATATATTTTTTTTTGACTTGGTGAATGAACGATTTATTTTGTGATTGACAAAAATAGTTCTCCAGCCGATGCCAACTTCTCGTCAATCATTTCTTGGATGTCATCCTCCAAAGTGATTAAGGTTTGCGTGAGCTTCTTGCCAATGGGCATTCGTGGATCATACGACAAGAACAACGCTTCCGTCATCTCCGTTGCAACCATACCCATTTGAACTTGCCAATAGTATTCGGGTCGCTTAGATTTGAGTTGTTCGTTGTTGGTGATGAATGAGTTCTGAAGATGGTTTCCGCTATTGAAAGGACATTTGATTTCAACCAGGTGTGTGCCAAGTGCATCAGGTGAATACCCACCCCATTCGCCATAGGTGATGAAGGTGTATGTCTCTGCACCGTAGTAAGTGAAGAACTCATCGGTCTGCTGAGAGAAATAGTGGAATGCTTCTTTCTCGTGTTCCTTGCCCCAATCCAAAGCACGACCATACATCTCCGCTTTTTGACCGGTTAGATATTCCGCTGCCTTCTCAAAGATAAATGTCTTTGCAGTTTCTGACAGGTACTCCGATTTATTCTTCGGAGTACCCATCAGTTTGTGGATTTCGGATGCCGTGAAACGAGAGCTTCTCAATTGATGCCAATCGTCTTCGGTCAAATTAGTGTGAATTGTTGGAAGTTGAAGTTTCATTTTTCACCAATTAAAAGTTTCTGATTTGTTTCGCTCACTTCAAACTTCGTGGTGATGTCGGTCATCAGTCCACCTGTCTGCAAGTGTTCAACTGCCTTTGCCCAACTCTTGTGCTTTGGGGTGAGTTCTTCTTTCTTGGGTGCTGACTGCCTTCCCATTGCTTTCTCTCCGTCATCGTCATCGTCAATGTTAAGATTCAAGATTGAACCGAGTGCATATCTCCGAGCATAGGTGATTGCACTACCCATTGCTTGTGGATCGTTTTGTTTTGCAACCGGCATCACATAGGATGATTCCATCCACTCGCCTGATTCAGCGTGAATGATTAATGTGGTGAGTGCATCTTGATCAGGGAACTGCGTGATTGCCAGTCCGCATTCGCTTAATGGCTTTTGAATGGTGTCCAGTATGTTCGCTAAACTGGCATACTTCTTTTTGAAGAAAGGATTGTTTGCTTCCTTTGATACCTTGCTCACCGATGCTTGGAATTTTACCAATGCACCGGCAATGTTCTTGATTGATTCGCTTTTATTCATAGAGTTTTGTTTTTAGAAAAAGTTAGTTCTTTGTCCTATCATAAATAGAACCTTAAATTTAGTTGGTTCAGCATTGAAGAATGCTTCCGAGTTGATGCCGTCAAATTCTTTGATACAACAATCACCAAATCCGCTTGTGGTTGAATTTACATAATCGCCAAGTTCTTCAATGTGGTTTGCGATAAGCCAATTGTCAACCGCCTCAATTGTGTAGACATACTTCTCTTCGGTGATCCGACCTTGCACAGTCAGAATCCATCCGTTGATTGCCAACTCAATCATTGTTCACCTCCCTCAATGCAATCTCAATGACGGCTTTTGCTTTGGGAGAAACGATGTTCCCATCGACTAAATACTTGCGAACGGTTGGAAGTGACACTCCGGTCTTCCGTGCGACAATCTGAAAAAGACCTTGTCTTCGTTTCAGTTTGATTGTTTCAATTGCTTTTGCGTAATCCATAACGACACAAAAGTAAAATAAACAAATCAATAATGCAAATAAATTTTACTTTTAATTATATTTTTATGTCCTCACTAAATATCAAATCCCCGAAACGAGCATTCAACTCGTTGACCAATTCCATTTGGATTGATTCGGTAAACGCCTTTTCCAAGAATGGTTGTGCCTTCGTTCCCTTTCGGTGAATATTTCTTGCAATGGCTTTGGCATAAGTGTCATATGATTGACCTTCGTATGGTTTCAATCCTTTTTGCTCTAACCACTTAACAAGTGATTGCCACAAGTACGGAGTGCCTTCAATATGCC